TGCAACTGCAACCGTACCGGGCGCAATCACCCGTACCAATGCTGACGGCTCTACCGATACATTCGGTGGCGGCGCAGCTCGCAAGTCAACCAATGCAACCGTAACCGTTGCTGGTGGCAACGACAACACCATCACCGCATCCGTTGCTGCTGTAAACGGCGCAGTCGGTTACGCATGGTTCGTTGGTGCGGCAGGTAGCGAGAAGCTCAACGCAGTTACCAGCATCAACAGCGTTGTTATCAAGGCTGTTTCTGATTCCGCTGCACAAGCTGCATCGACTCTGCCTTCAAGCGACCAATCGACTTCCACTTTGGATTTCGACGGCTTGCTGTATCAAGCGTTCAAGTCAGGCTCAAACGCTTACATCAAGGTCATGCCAACCGGTACGGCCGGTACTGGTACTTCACTGACCGCTGACGGCGCTGGTGGTATTGCTGAGTTTGAAGAAGCGTTCGTAAACTTCTACAACAAGTACCGCTTGTCTCCAAGCGTGATGTACGTTAGCTCGCAAGAGATGGTCAACATCACCAAGAAGATCGTTGCTAATGGCGGCGCTCCTCTGTTGCGCTTGACGATGGCTGCCGACAACCAAGGCTCTATCCAAGCTGGTGTACGCGTTGGTCAATACCTCAACAAGGTAACGGGTCAGATGGTGGACGTAGTTGTTCATCCGAACTTACCTGCTGGCACGATTTTCTTCTTCACGAAGAACCTGCCATACCCAATGAGCAACGTTTCGAACGTCGCTCAAATGTTGATGCGTCAAGACTACTATCAGCTCGAGTGGCCGCTGAAAACTCGTAAGTACGAGTACGGCGTTTACGCTGATGGTGTATTGCAGCACTACGCTCCGTTTTCGATGGGCATTATCACCAACATCGCTAACGGCTAACGAGCATTACCCGCCCCTACGGGGGCGGGGTTCCTCGGAGAAAACAAATGGTTCTAATGAACGCTCCAGAGAGAAGCCGATTGGTTTCTTTTGCTGGAAAGACGTACACCGTAGTAGACGGTCAGATTGAATTGCCAGAGGAAGCAGCGCACGAACTTTTGTCGCATGGCTTCACGATGGCAGATGCAACCGCAGCGAAACCGAAGAAGGTCAAGCGCGGCAGACCGGGCAACGAAGAAGATGCACCAGCTCCGAAAGAGCAAGCGCAATTGATTGAGGGTAAATAGCGATGCCGTACACCAGCGTAGAGAACGTGAAAAGTTATCTCGGTATTTTGAATACCGTAGATGACGCACTGTTCGAACGCTTGGTCAATGCTGCAAGCGCTTTTATTGATACCTACATCAATCGCACGCTCGATGTTGCTGAGTACACCGACACGTTCGACGGCAATGGCAGTCACCAGTTTGTACTGCGCAACTATCCGGTTGCAGCAGTGTCGGCGGTTACTGTGAATACGCAAGTGATTCCAGCGGCAGCCAACGCACGATCAAATGGCTACCGGTTCGACAAGTTTCGTGTTGTGTTGCAGGGCTATGAGTTTTACAGCGGTGCGTTAAATTGCTCAGTCACCTACGAGGCTGGCTACGAGACTGTACCGGCTGACATTGAACAGGCTTGCATCGAGATTGTGGTCAATCGATACAAGGAGAAAGACCGTATCGGATTGACGAGCAAAGGCTTGGCGGGCGAGATGACGGCGTACTCGACGAGAGATATACCGGAAAGCTCCGCAACGGTGCTGAACAAGTACAAGCGGGTTGTCCCAACTTGATTAACGCAAAGATCACGTCGGGAAAAGATGTACCGCAAAAGCTGCGCAGTGCATCGGGATTGATACAAAGCGCTGTCGATAAGGCGGTGCTGAGATTGGCAGTAAAGATGACGGCGATGGTGAAGAACAAGTTGTCAAACGACGTGCTGAGAGTTCGCTCCGGCAGATTGCGTCGCTCGATCAACTACAAGATCACCAAAGACGGCGACACCACTACCGCATCCGTTGGAACGAATGTGGTGTACGCAAAAACGCATGAATATGGTTTGACTATACCCGCACATATTGTTCGGGCGCGTCGCGGCAAAGCGTTGAAATTCATGGCTGGCGGAAAAATGATGTTCCGCAAGCAAGTGAGCATACCAGCGGTAAAGATGCCAGAGCGTTCGTTCTTGCGGGCAAGCTTGCGCCAAATGCAGCCGGAGATTCAAACCGAGCTGAGTAAGGCGCTGCTAAATGAATTTAAGGCGGCAATGAAATGAAGCGTGAAACGATATACAAGGCGTTGTTTGAGCTGATACGCAATCTGAATGGCGCAGCTACAACGTCTCGGATTCTCGCTCATTGGGATGATGTGCCGCCGAACATGCAGCCAGCTCTGTATCTGACAAACGATACGCAGCAAGCAGAACAGGTAACGGGTTTTCCGACCAAGTATCTGCTAGGCGCAAAGATTTGGATTTACTGCCACCGAGACTCCGGCGAGGAAGTACCGAGTGCGCAGATCAATGAAATTTTGGACGGACTTGACGAGGTTTTGAAGCCCTCGGAAAGCCCAACCAATAAGCAGACCCTCGGCGGTTTAGTTGAGCATTGCTGGATTAGCGGTGCAATCGAAACTGATGAAGGTACTTTGGGGAATCAGGCGGTCGCAATCGTTCCGATTCAAATGTTGGTAGTAGCTTCATAGGAGAAATAATTATGTCTCAATTCGTATTCGGTTCCGGCATCCTGTGGGGTACGGCAACGACAGATGCAGCGGGTAACGCGCTGGCTAACCCCACTCCCGTTCAATTCGGCACACTGCAAGAGGTGTCGCTCGACGTGAACTTCGAGAACAAGACTCTGCACGGCCAATCTCAGTTTCCAGTCGCAGTAGGTCGCGGCAAGGGCAAAGTATCTGGCAAGGCAAAGTTTGCGCAAATGAACGGCACGCTGATTAACAGCTTGTTCTTTGGTCAAACCTTGAACGCTGGCTTGGTGTCCGATTACTTCGACACTACCGGCATCGATATTCCAGCAAGCTCGCCTTACACCATCACTCCAACCGTTCCGAGTTCCGGCACTTGGTTGGCTGATCTAGGCGTTCGCGATTCAAGCGGCTTGCCAATGCAACGTGTGGCTTCTTCGCCAACGACCGGTCAATACAGTGTGTCTGCGGGCGTGTATACGTTTGCTGCTGCTGATAAAGAGACAATCGTGTTTATCAGCTATCAGTACAGCACGACTTCAACCTCGGCTCGTAAGTCGAACATCATGAACGTGCCAATGGGCTACGCTCCAGCGTTCCGCGTTGACTTGCTCTTGCCTTACGCTGGTAAGTCGATGATTTGGACGTTGCCAAACGCAATCTCTACTAAGCTCACTCTCGCCACGAAGCTCGACGACTTCATGACACCAGAGTTTGACTTTGAAGCGTTTGCAGACGGCGCAGGTAACGTATTGACCTACTCAACAACCGAACGATAATCAATAGGAGATTTCATGACCAGCTTGCCGAAGATCAAAGGCGTTACGTTTGAATTTGCGAATGGTGTGACGTTGGTAGTCCCGCCATTAAACCTAGCAGCACTCGAAGTGCTGCAAGACCGACTAGGAACTTTCAAAGGCGGTCTCGACAAGGATAGCGTAGGGCTTGTGATCGACGCGACTCACATGGCACTCCAGCGCAACTACCCTCAATTGACTCGCAAAGAATTGGTTGAGGATATGTTGGACTTGAGCAACATGGAAGCCGTCATGCAACTGGTCATGGATGTCTCCGGTTTACGTCGGAAGGAAGCCGAGCAGGGGGAAGCTCAGGCGAGGAATTAGATTGGAGCGGGCTATTCGTTCATCTCGTCATTGCGACGGGCATGAACCTAGAAGAAGTCCGCGAGCAGTTTGATTTACCTCGCTTGGAAGCTTTCAACAAATACTCCGAGCAATTCCCGCCGCAGCACGTTCTAATTGCGAGTTACTTTGGCTACGGTAAAAAGAAGGAAACCGAAGTCAAGCCGCTTGAAGGAGCCGAGCTTGCGGAATTGATGGCAGCATTTCCAGAGGTTACGCGATGAGCGATAAAGACATCAATGTAAGTTTCACCGCGAACGCCGAAGGACTGAAATCCGGCGCATCACAATCCGCCGCTGCCGTAGAGTCAGCAATCAATCGCATGAACGCCGCTTTCGACAAGATGGCGGCGCAAACGCGTAATGACACTGCGCAAATGCGTGAGCAAATGCAGCAAGTGTCAGTCAGCACGAACAATCTTGCCTCCTCGATGGAGAGCATGGTTGGCGGCGTGAAGGGCTTGCTAGGCGGTCTGTCCGTCCTAGCTATAGTCAAAGAGTTTGTCACGCTGGCCGACCAAATGGCGCTTACTCAAGCGCGACTCAAGAACACCACCACTACCGCAGCGGAATTTGCCGAAGTGCAAAAGTCCGTCTACGAGATTGCCCAACGCAACAACATAGGCTTGCAGGAAGCCTCGCAGCTCTACACCAAGCTATCCGACCCTGTTAAGCGACTTGGCGGCGGCGTAGTAGAGACGACTGCGATTGTCGATGCGTTTGCAATGTCACTGCGCGTAGGTGGCGCAAACACACAAGAAGCTTCGGCGGCAACGCTGCAATTCGCGCAAGCGATGGCATCGGGCAAGCTGCAAGGCGATGAGTTCCGCTCACTAGCTGAGGCATCGCCTCGCTTCATGAAGGCAATTGCGGAAGGCGCAAACCTGCCGATTGAGCAGCTCAAGAAAATGGGTAGCGAGGGTAAGCTCAGTGCCGAGCTGGTCGGCAATGCGCTTATGGCATCGGCCGAGAAACTACGCGCTGAATCAGCAACCCTACCCGACACCGTAGGCGGCGCGTTCCAGCGCGTGAAGAACGATATTCTGCTGGCAGTCGAGCAGCTCGACAAAGCGGGCGGCACAACCAATGCGCTTGCGCAAGTATTCGGATTCGTCGCTGACATGGTGCGCGAATTCACTGACGGCATGCGCGACTTGAATGGCGAACTACAGAGCAACGCCAAAGACGCAGAGGACTTGAAAACCTTGATGCGTGCAATTGGTTATGTGTTCGAGACCGTCATCGTTGTTGGCGCAAACGTCACCTATGTATTCAAGGGCATCGCAACAGAAGTCGTCACGTTGATTCAGCAGCTCGAGGCGCTCGCCAATTTTGACTTCAAAAAAGCGTTCAAGTTGGGTGAAGGCGCAAGGGCGCAAGCGGACATCGCTCGCAAGGAAATTGACGCTCTGACCGACAAGATGATCGGCATGACTGATCGTGTCATGGACAAGCGCAACAACAAAGAGTCCGGCAACGCGGGTGACAGCGCAAAAGCCGAACCGAAGAAGCTCAAAAGCACTGCAAATCCCGAAGGCGACCTAGATAAGCTCGAGCTGTGGAAAATGCAGCTCCAAAGAAAGATTGAATCCGAGAAGGGATTTTTTGACACGTCCGTCTCGATGGAGATTGCGTTTTGGAAGTCAAAGCTTGCCGAGGTAGGCAAAGGCTCCGCCGAGGAATTGAAAACTCGAGCGTCAATCGAGAAAGAGCTATACAGCTTGCGCAAGACGGCGGCCACACAAGATCGCGCCTTGAATGAGGAAGCAATCAGCACCGCGCAACGCGTGAGCTTGAATGAAATTGCAATTGAGCGAGACAAACTAGCGCAGCAGAAATCCACTCGTCAATTGAGCTTGGAGGAGTCGTTATCGCTTGAGCTTGATCTTGCCAATCGCGAGCTGGAAGTGCGACGTTCCGCAATTGAGGACAAGGCAAAGCTGTACGCTGGCGATAAGGTAGCCAAGGAAAAGATACTCAATGAGCTGAAAACGCTCGAGCAAGATCACGTCCGCCAGTTGTTCAAGATCAATCAGGACTATCAGCAAAACGCGCTGGCCGACAAGATCGCCACAATGCGCATTGAGCTGGAGCAGTACCGCAACAACATGGATGAGCGCTTGCGCATTGCCAAGCAGATTCAGGCCGAGGTAAACAAGGTTTACGGCCAAGAATCCCGCGAAGCACAAGCCGCAGCGCAGGAAGTCGGCCGCATCGAGCGTCAGAAGGCCGAGCAGATCAAGTCGATCAATCAGATGATCGCCAATTCGAAAACAGAAACCCAATTGGCAATTATCGATGGGGCTGCATCTCAGGCGCGATTCGAGCGCGAGATGAACCAGATGACGCGATTGCAATTACTTGAGCAAGAGCAGCAATTCGAGCAGCAGCGCTACAACATCAAGATGCAAGCGCTGAAAGAACGCGAGGCAATGCTGGAAAAAGACCCCGACCACAACATTGAGGAAGCGGCTCGCGTCAAAGAGCAAATGCTTGAGCTGGAGCGCACATATAGCTTGAAACAAAGCGAAATGCGCCGCGATCAGGTTAAAGAGTCCAACCGCGACTACCTAAACATGTTCTCGAACATGCAAAACAGCATGGCTGGCGTGTTCGGTCAAATGATGCGAGGCATGCTGACGTTCAAAGATTTCATGCGAGAAATGCTCAAGGCAATTCTAGGTGCGTTCATTGACATGATTGCGCAAATGATAGCCCGTTGGATAATGAGTCAGGTCATGCAGAAGTACATGAGCAAGCTTACGGCAGGTTCTCAGATCGCCGCTAATGCCAGCGTAGCCGCATCGGGCGCTATGGCCTCTGTAGCAGCGATTCCGTTCTATGGATGGACAATGGCTCCGGCTGTCGGTGCAACAACGTTTGCGACCGCTATGGGCTATCAGGCGGGGCTTGCCGCAGAGCAAGGCTTTGACGTTCCGGCCGGTATGAACCCTGTCACGCAGCTACACCAAAAAGAAATGGTGTTGCCAGCTAGTCAAGCCGATGTCATACGAAATATGGCAGACAACGGCGGTGGAAACGCACCAGTCACGGTTAATATATCGGCTGTAGACTCAAAGAGCGTTAGGGATTTGTTCATGCGTGAAGGCTCGTCGCTGACAGCCGCTTTGAGGTCGCAGCAACGTAATCTAGGGTTCTCACGATGAGCAATGAGGTATTTCCAGTCTTGGCTGGCTTGGCTTGGGGCGTAATCAAGCAGCCAGAGTACAAGACCAAAATTCAGAAGGCGGTGTCCGGCCGCGAGCTTCGTCTTTCGTACATGACCTATCCCATGTATCGATTCAAGATGACGTACAACGTCTTGCGCGACGACAAGTCAACGTTTGACCCCTCTGCTCCACGCGACGAACTGAAAACCCTCTTGCGCTTCTTCCTTGCGCGTCGCGGCAACTTCGATTCTTTCCTGTACACAGACCCATCGGACAACACGGTAGTCGATCAGCCGTTCGGCACTGGCGATGGAGGTACTACCGAGTTTCAATTGATTCGCTCTTACGGCGTAGTCGGCAATGGATTCGCCGAGCCAGTAGAGAACATAGATATGACCAAGCCGTTTGCTGTCTACGTCAACGGACTTGAAGATGAAACAGTGACGGTAGAAAACGGTCTCGTCACTTTCTTGACTCCGCCTGATCTGAACGACCAATTGACTTGGAGTGGCAGCTACTACTATCGCGTTCGATTCGATATGGATGCAGCGGAGTTCAATCAATTCATGTACGACCTATGGGAATTGAAGAAGTGCGAATTGTATGGCTCGCTCCAAAATAAGATATGAAGAACGCACCTATTGAGCTAGTCGCCTATTTGAACACGTCACACCAGTTTCGTGTCGTCGACCTTTACACGTTCTCGATCAAGCAAGTCCGCACGACCGTAGAGGGCGACGGCATTGAGGTCTATTACAACACCTACCGTTATGCTTCGTCGGATATACCGGTGCAGTACGGCGGCGACATTTGGAGTGCAACCGGCCTTCTCATCAATCGTGATCGTGTTACCTCAACGCTTGGCCTTGAAGTCTCGTCGGTCAAACTGAGTGTGTACGCCACTGACACGATGACCGTCGAATCTCTGCCATTCATGACTGCCGCAGCTACCGGCATTTTGGATGGTGCGCTTGTGCAAATTGATCGAGCGTTCTTGAACGATTACAACGAAGTCATTGGCGCTCCAGTCAACAACTTCACTGGCATGATTTCGCAGGTAGAAGTCAGTCGCAGCGTTGCAACGATGAACGTTCACTCGATTACCGAGCTGCTGAACATTCAATTGCCCCGCACCGTATATCAGACAACATGCCAGCACACGCTATACAACAGTCAGTGCGGCGTTGCTCGCTACAACTACATGCAGACTTGCACTGTCAATACAGCGAGTCTCAATACGATTGTGCCGGTTACATTGACTCCGCCGGATGGCTACTTTGATTTGGGCGCAATTGTCTTTACTAGTGGCGTTCTGAACGGCGAGCTGCGCACCGTCAAGAGCTGGGCATCGGGTGTCATCAAGCTTGTCTCGCCATTGCCGGTAGCGCCGCAATTCGGTGACGAGTTCGCAATCTATCCGGGTTGCGACAAGACAAAAGCAACTTGCGCAAGTCGCTTCAACAACTTGGATAGCTTCAAAGGCTTTCCGTATGTGCCAGTGCCGGAGACCATGCGATGACCACACGCGCCGAAGCAGTTGCCGAAGCAATGACATGGCTCAACACGCCATATCACCACATGGCTCGCCGCAAAGGTGCTGGCGTTGATTGTGCGCAGATTCTCATTGAGGTATTTCACGCAGTCGGATTGATTCCGCGCATCGATGTTGGCTTCTATCCGCACGACTGGCATTTTCATCGAGATGAAGAACGCTACTTAGGCTGGATTCAGCAGTACGCGCACCGCGTTGAGACACCACAAGCGGGCGACATCATTTTGTATCGCTTCGGTCGCACTGTCTCTCATGCTGCAATCGTTGTTGATTATCCGTTGGTCATTCACTCGTACTTTCGAGCTGGCGTTGTTCTAGCAAAGTCTACCGACCCTGAGCTGCGCGGGCGCGAGGACAGCTATTGGTCATTGTGGAGTGAATAATGAGCGGTCTATTCGGAAGCAAGTCACATCAAGGAAACAATCAGACCACGCCGATGGAAGTAAGTTTGCGCGTGCAGACTTCCGCCTATGGCATGGTGTTGCCGGTTGTTTATGGCCGCAATCGAGTGCCGGGCAATTTGATGTGGTATGGCGACTTCAAAGCCATTCCGCACACTACGTCGCAAGAAGTCGGCGGCAAAGGTGGCGGCGGCGGAACGATCACAAACACAAGCTACACCTACACCACATCGTTCGCCTTTGGTTTGTGCGAAGGCGCAATCAATCAGATTGGCACGGTATGGCGCGACAAAGAAGTCATCACCGGCAATAATAATTTCATGGTCATGGAAGGGTCGATGTTCCAAAACCCTTGGCCTTACCTGACATCGAAGCATCCCGACCAAGCGCTCTCTTATCGCGGCGTAGCCTATGCAGCCGCCAGCAACTACGATCTTGGCGCATCAAGCAGTTTGCAGAATCACTCGTTCGAGATATTCGGCAAGCTGTCATTCGACAACATCGACAATGGCGACATCAAGCTGCCATTTGCGCTGACCGACTACCTAACAAACAAGGTGTACGGCGCAGCGCTGGATACCGCTTACGTTGATTCGTGGGAATCGTGGAAGGTATACAGCCAAGCAGCGGGATTGTTTTTCTCTCCAGTCTTTCAAGCGTCTACGCAAGCCGCTGAAACGCTCACGCTCGCAGCAAAGCTAACCAACACCGGCATCTATTTTTCAGAGGGCAAAATCAAGGCAGTGCCGTATGGCGATTCAGAGATAACAGGCAACGGCGAAACCTACACACCCAATCTCACGCCACTCTACGAGATTACCGACGAGGACTTTATTGCGGACGGCGATGACCCCGTTCATGTAAAGCGCGGCTCAATTGCCGATGCCTACAATCAAGTGCAAGTCGAATTCGTGAACCGCGCCAACGGTTACAACGTTGAGGTTGCAGAGGCAAAAGATCAAGGAAGCATCGATGTGTACGGACTGCGCACGATGGAAGAAATCAAGTGCCATTGGATTACGTCAGCGTCCGTAGCTCGCAACGTAGCGCAGCAAATCTTGCAACGCGCTATGTATATCCGCAATACCTATGAGTTCAAACTCGGTATGCGGTATTGCTTACTCGAGCCAACCGACTACATCACGATCACTGACAGCCGCATTGGACTGATAGACAAGCCAGTTCGAATCACGCGCATCAACGAAGAAGAAAACGGCACATTCTCTATTCAAGCTGAGGATGCACCAAATGGCGTGTTCAGCACCGCTGCGTATCCATCGGCGGGCGGTCAAGGCCACAACAACGACTACGGCGTTAATCCTGACAACACCAATCAGCCGGTGATATTCGAGCCGCCAGCCGCGCTAGTAAGCAACAGCCTAGAGGTGTGGCTTGGCGTATCCGGCCAGAACAATTGGGGCGGTTGTCAGGTATGGGTGTCATACGATGACGCGAGCTATACGTTGCTCACTACCGTTCTTGGCAGCTCACGACAAGGTGTACTGACAGCACCGCTTGCAACTGGAGAGCCAGTCGATACAGACAACACGCTCTCAGTCGATCTGTCGATGAGCAACTCGCAAATTCAATCTGTATCAACGGTGGACGCAAGAGCGTATTCAACTCTGTCTTACGTTGACGGCGAGCTGCTGGCGTACCGCGACGTTGATTTGACTGCGCCGTATGAATACGACGTGACTTATTTGCTTCGCGGTTTGTATGGCTCAGACATTTCCAGCCATAACAGCGGCACGCAGTACATGCGCTTGGATGGAAGCCTCTCCAAAATTCCATTCACCCCCGACAAGATTGGCAAGACGTTGTATGTGAAGCTGCCAGCGTTCAATCAATACGGACAGGCGCAACAGCAATTGTCTGACGTGCCGCCTTATCTCTACACGATCAAGGGCAACGCGGCCAGATCGCCGCTTCCCGACATTACAAACTTGCAGACCAACTTCAACAATTACGTTGGCGGCTTGTCGATGCTGTATTGGGACGAGGTTATCGATTTCCGTCAGCCATTGGTCGACTACGAGGTTCGCTTTGGCGCAACGTGGCACAACTCGCAAGTGCTTGGTCACGTTAAGGACACAAAATTTACCGCTATATCCAAAGGCAGGTATTGGGTGTCTGCGCACTATCTGACGGAGAACGGAACAAAAAGCATCTACTCCGATAATCCCGCAAGCATCGACATTGAAGAAACGGCGCTCGCGTCTAACGTCATCGCTAGTTGGAGTGAAGCAGATACATTCTGGCAAGGGTCAATGACGACCGGCATCGTCATTGAGGACAACATTCTGCAATTTGAACAATCCGGCGGCGTGTACACGGAAAACTCTGGTATCTACACACTGCCACCAGAACACACTATCGACGTAGGCAACGTCACGCTCTGCAATCTGCTAATTGACTACGACTACAGCGGCGTTGCACTAGCCAACAATATCCTTGCGGTTGAGGATGTGTACGTCATGGACGACATTCTCGACATCTCGCTTGGCGAGCTAGTGTCGGTCACGCCGCAATTTTCAATTGCAGGAGAGGACGAGGTATATAGCGACTGGAAGAACTTTGTTCCCGGCTATTACAACGGTCGATACTTCAAGGCGCGATTCTTGGTGAATAGCAGATCGCCATTCGTCACGCCAGCGGTGACTGATTTTGTCCTGTCGATTGACGCACCAGATCGCGTCGATACAGGCTCAATCTCTTTGCCGGACACCGGCGGTTCAGTCGTCTACAACAAGCCATTCAACGGCGGCAACGCTGGCACTGGCTATCCATCCGTCTTGGGTTCGATTGTCAATGCTGGCTCCGGCGAAACACTGCAAATCACGAATCAAACTGTCTATGGCTTTACGGCGCAGGTAGTCAATTCAAACAACGTTGGCGTGGCTCGAACGGTCAATTGGGTATCACAAGGTTATTAAGGGGCAACTATGTCACAACAAACACTCATCATTCCAACAAGCGACCCGCTCTCCGGCCTTGGCTTGGTTGACTACATCAATGGCGGTTTCGCAAGGCTGCAAAGCAATACGAGCGGCGCGGGCGACCCTGCTGTTGCAGCGGGCGGCGTACCGTCGTTCAGCTTGTGGATGGACACAAGCGTCAATCCGCCAATCCTCAAGATGCGCAACGCGGCAAACTCCGCTTGGTCGAACATTGGCACGCTGAGTGGCAACACATTCCAGCCAATCAATGTCGGCGTAAGCAGTGTCTCGGGTGGAGCCGGTATTGCTGTTGTCGGAACAACGACCCCAACGATTTCGCTTGATGAGGGCGCAAGCGTTCGCTTTGAGTCGCTAGGTGTTGGCGCAAACGCTCCGGTAAGCGGCGCTGTAATCGCTGGCAACCTGCAACTCTCGAGCGGCAGCATATCGGTTGCCTCTGGTGGCGTTTCAGTCAACGGCGGCAACATAGCGCTGACCACTGGCAACGTTGCAGTTTCAGGCGGTAACGTCACCGTCACCAACGGCAACATATCAGTCACGAACGGCAGCATTAGTGGCGCAACGGCGGCCGCAAAGACCAGCGACACGACGATGGCGACAACTGCATTTGTAGACAGGATGCGTTCGTTGTCTGCACCATCAACCGCAAGTACCGGCGGCACTGCTGTTGTTGGTGATCGCGGCGCGTTGCTGACTGTAACCGGCGGCGTAACCATTCCAGCAAACGTATTCGCAGCAAACGATACGTTTTCTATCATCAACAACTCGTCATCGAACATCACAATCACGCAAGGCTCAGGCTTCACGTTGCGCCAAGCCGGTACATCTAATACTGGCAACCGCACGCTCGCGCAGCGCGGACTTGCAACCGTTGCATTTGTGTCGGCAACCGAAGCGGTGATTACCGGCGGGGGCTTAACCTAATGGCCGGAATACATAACATTCTGGTCGGAAATGGCGGCGGCGATCCGCGCTATTTCAATGGCAAAGGTTTTTACCCTCCGGGGCAAACGCCTAACAACTCCGCCACGTCGGTTATAGCGAGCATCAATTTCGCAAACGATACGGTAAACACGCCAATTACATTCATAGCTTCGGCTAATTGGCGGGCTTGGAGTGCGGTGCAAACAATTAAGGGCTACATACATAACGGGTCGGACATCAACATAGAAAGTCCGGTAACTCCGTTGCGCCGACAAGACCTGCTCACCAATTCAATTTCGATGGTGTCGTCAACGTATTTTCCGATTGGTCGTGTTGCCGGTACTGCGCTTAATTCGCCAACGAACGGCTACATAATACTTGGCTACACTTGCTATTACACAGTACCCGGCGGTGACTCCTGTAATTTTGCTACTGAGGCAAGAACAGCGATGGCCGAAACCGCAAACTATCTAAACCTTGCAAGGTTTGAGGAAGGCGGGAACAGCGACACTAATGGCTATGTACGAGGCAGCGGAGATTTACGAAACAACTTTGGTAATGTATGTCGATACAACTTTGCAACAAACACATCGACACCACTTAGCACAGCCATGCGCTCGAATCAGTGGGGTGTGCATGCTTACGATTGGGCAGGATACAACTCCAAGACGGCGTTTTACTCTGGCGGCGGCGGACAAAACTTACTTGGCTACGCAAATGTCGACTACATGCCGTTTGCGACGGAAACGGTTGGCTACAACATTGCGTCATTTCCATCAACACGCGCTTTCCACTCCTGCACGAATTCGGTAGCTAAAGGCTATTCGGCTGGCGGCTATAATAATGGCTTTAACATTGGCGCTATGTTTACCGACTGCCAAGCGCACGATTTTGCTACCAACACAATGGCAACAATTAGCGCAGTGTTTGCCATCAGTACAATCACTATGCGCCACGGCTATCAATCAGGGGGGATGTTGTGACAAATACAACCGCAGTGACCGTTAATAACGTGAGAGATGTTTTGGACGAAATCCATGAGGCGTTCTACGACATTCCTTTCGAGAATTCTGCGTTTCAGACAGAAGCGTTTGTCATTGCGGCTGCAATAACGCCTGAGCGAGCCTATCGCCAAATTGGATTGCAGATGATTACCAAGCTGCAATCAATGCTTGCTTTTCGTGAGCAAGAAGAAATTGCTCAGATTGACATGGACGAGCAGCAATCAATTATCAACGACCCCGCCACATCAGAATTTGATCGTAGACGAGCGCAAGTCAAACTGAGAAACATGCGCTTGAACGACAAGTACAAGCACAAGCTGATTAACGACGGCGTTCAAGAATTGAATCTCTTGTACAGTCATTTGAAGCGCTACCCAAAATACACCCGCGAACAATTTGAGTCTGCGGAACGCGAGCATTATGAAAGACGACTAGTGCGTCAAGTGCAAGGCGCGACGGGCGCGTTAGAAGCAATCGTCAATATGCGCGAGGACATGAAGGCGCTTGACGAGTACACAGACAAGATCAAGGCACTAGGCGGAGAGGTATCGTCCGACACTCTACTTGCCTTGCTAAATGAAATGCCAAACCGTCTCGAGGAGCCAAAGCGATGATAGGAACAGAAGGCATTGCGCTCCGATACATCAATCCTTATTCGGGGCAATCAGTCACAGTCGTTGGAAACAAGCAAGTTGCCACTACGCAAGAGCTGGCGCAGCACAATGTTCCGCATGGCGTTGAGTATGAAGTGCTGCCAAAGGACGAGGCGCTAGGCGAGAATGTGCCAGTGCGAGAGCTGCATGTAACCAAAGATGGCGGATTTTCTGACGCGGGTACGATACGTCACCAGCTCGGGTACTTCGGCAACATTTGGGTTCGACAAAACTACATTCCTAAAGCTGGCGTTTCATCTATCGGCCACACGCATCACTTCGATCATGTGTCTTTACTTGTTCAAGGGCGCGTGCTTGTTGAGGTAGACGGCTGCGAGCCTAAAGAGTTTACAGCGCCGACATTCATCATCATCAAGAAAGAGTACAAGCACAAATTTACCGCGCTTGAGGATGGTGCGCTTTGGTTTTGCGTGTTTGCGCTGCGAGACGAAAACGGCGATGTAACCGATGTGTATAGCGGCGACAATAGCCCATACGGAATCGCGTCATTGAAAGGCTTAAAAGCAATTGAGGAAATGACCGATGAGACTTAGCGAGCCATTTATCAAGATGATGACCGCTGACGTGTCAGCGCTTGCCGCATTGTGCGATTCCGCCGATTGCGATTGGGATGCGTGGGATTTTCGTCAGAAGAAGTTTCCGCCGCACCGTAGCACAAGAACCGTACCGTTTTTGTTCTTGCAGAACTCAATTCACCCCTCTGAGCAAAACCTAATTGAAGGCTTCCAACAAACGCCGCTACTGCAAAGCGCGGTTGGAAGTTGCATAGCGCCATTGATGGAATTGTTCGGCGCGAACTCGTATCCCGTCAAACTGATGCTGGCAAAAGTGCTTGCACACGGAGTCATTCCAAAGCACGTCGACAGTGGTGTAACGCTTGAGCTTGTGCATCGATGCCACCTGCCGATCATAACGAATGAGGACGTAGAGTTTGAGATTGACGGCGCTGTCAATTACTTCGCCGCCGGTCAATGGATTGAGATTGATAATCAGCGAACGCATAGCGTGCGCAATAACTCAGAGGTTGATCGAGTGCATTTGATTTGCGATGTGTATGTAAAAAACGCTTTTTAATTCGGCTATCACGGCTACCAAAAAGGACTGAAAGGAAGTGAAAATGGACGGCGATGTACTGACAAAACTTGGTGGTGGCCTCGTCGCCATTGGAACGGCAATTTACGCAGCAATGCGTATGGTCAAACGTGATCGCCGCGACGACAAGGTTGCTGGCATTACTGACGATGCAATGATGCAAGTGATTGCAACGTTGCGTGATGAAGTAGATCGCTTAACGAAACGACTGGAAGCGGTAGAAGAACAAAACCGTAGGTGCGAGGAGCGCAACGAATCACTGCACATCGAGCTGCTAGAGCTTAAAGCACGACTTCATATCGCGTGAAGGAGATGAAATGGTCGACCCAGCATCAATCATGGCAGGAGCCGCTACCGCGAAGGCGGGGATAGCTGTCGGTCGAGCAGTCATGGGCAGCGTCAAAGACCTGTTCCATGAAGCCGAAGGCGCGATGAATGACTTTCGCGAGATGGCGGAAGCGGGCGTATCGGCTGCAACCGCGATGGGTTCGCTCATCAAGATTTTTACTGCGCAAGGAAAAATTCGCAGGACGATTGAAGAATCAAAGACACCGCCTGACGAGGATGACGAGAGCGGTTTGACCTACGAGCAGATTACGGCAATGGCGATGGAAGCCATGATGCACGACCGCAAGATGCGCGATTGGGAAAAAGAGATTAAGGATTACTTGATCTATAGCTTCAACGAGCCGGGGCTATATCAGCAGCTATGCGATCAACGCGATTCAATTGTGTATCGATTGAACGAGAAGCAAGAAGCAAAACGACGCGCCGAGACTGAGCGTGTGTTGCAGATCAAACGAGTTGAAATGGAGAAGCGTCGCAAGTGGCGCAAGAAGGTAGAGCTGGTGCAAAGCATCGTTGCTGGCATCGTGATGGCAGCGGTGATCGTTGGGTTTGCATACGGCTTGTGGTGGATGTTTCAGATGGAAGGAAAGCTATGAAAGAAATCAAAGACGCTCTCGAGCTAGATCAATCGCAAGACTACATGACAAAAACTTGGCGGCCGCAAATGGCAAAGACGTATCGCTGGATTTGCATATTCGATTTCATCCTGTTCCCGTTGATCTATTTCGCGGTGCAGTTCGATGAGTCGCAAGCGGCAAATGATGCGTTCCGTATCTGGCAGCCAATCACATTGCAAGGCGGTGCGTTCATTCATTTAGCGTTCGGTGCAATCCTCGGTATCTCGGCGTGGACACGCGGACAAGAAAAGATCGAAGCAATCAAAGCAGGGAGCAAAGATGCCGAACCTAGCCCTACTTAAACTCGCTGCAATTGGTTTGTTGTTCGCGGGCGCGTTTGCGTTCGGCTGGTATCAAGGCTCGCTGTCCGTTGAGGCGGAATGGAGCAAAGAGAAAGCAGAGATGAACGCTCGAGCAGCAGAGGAAATTGCAGACGCAAATGATCAAGTTCGGGCAATTGAACAACAGGCTGGCCGCAATTTGTCAGCTATCACAGTGAGCTACGAAACACAATTAAGGAAAATCACCGATGAAAAAAATACTACTTTGCGCGATACTCGCAATAGCGGGCTGTTCATCAACGCCAAGTGTCCAAGTGATAAGGACACCATGCCCAGTTCTTCCGCCACCGCCAGCGGCAGTGATGCAGAAACGCGAGTCAGACTTCCTGACGCGCTTGCTGAATCACTTATCTCCCTCGCCTCAGAAGCCGATGCCGTCACCGAGCAATTGACGGCGTGTCAGGCATTGGTAAACGCCGATCGTGCGGGATTGGGAAATTGAGGTAATGCGGCTGCTCAGGCCGCTTACAAATACTGACAAGGCTCCAAAGCAACGGAAGCGGCCGCCGGACTACGGCGACAGGAAACGCGTCGAAAAAGAAAAGATGAAGCGGGCGCGTCGAGAAAAGCGCAGCAAGTGATTCCGCGTGTCGTTTGCGTGTCGTTGCAACCACAATCTACGACACCCAAAGACAAGAGCGAAACAAACAAGCAATTGATTTTGGGCGTGTTACGCCGCGTGTGATGGCGGAGAGGGTGGGATTCGAACCCGCCATCACGTTGCAAAAAATTTGAGTCCAAACAATTACATAAGAGCAACTACCGAACAGCGCGTGTCGCTGACGTGTCGGGAATCCATTTCCCGTACACCTTGAAAATCATTTCGACCGTCTTGTGTCCCATTTGCTCCTGCACCCACCAAGGATTCGCCCCGCTCGAGAGTAGCGTACTGGCAAACGTGTGCCGCGTTTGATACGGGTTCCGGTAACGTACCTCTGCGGCTTTGATAGCGGGCAGCCAGAGCGATTTTCTGATCTGCTGGTCGTCTGATAAGGGTAGGTTCGTGCGCGGGTTGTGGAACACTCTATTGCCCTGCAATAGCGTCCACGATTTCTGCCCCTCGAGCGCAGCGTAGGCCGCATCATCGAGCTGCACCCGCCGCGTACCGGCCAGCGTCTTTGTGCCTTTCTCAGTTTTCTCCACAACCGCAACGCGGACAATCACGCATCGAGCTTTCCAGTCAACGTCTTTCCAGCGCAAGGCAATCATCTCGGACGTGCGCAAGCCGGTCGCAAAGGCAAACTGAATGAAGTTCTTGGCTTGTCCGGTTGCGGCAGCAACGATGGCAAGCACTTCCGTAGGGGAGAACGGGTCAACAACGTAGGTCGATTTGGTGGTCGTCTTGGCAAGCAATCGATCAAGCGCAACCTTGTCGAGCGGATTGGCCTCAATCAGATCGTCGTTTACTGCATCGTCAAGCACTGCGCGAAGTGGGATGAGAGTGTTGCGCACTGACTTCGATGTGAGCGACAGCTCCTTGAGCCACTCTCGAATTGCGCTAGGCTTTAGGTCGTGTAGCTTGGTTGTGCCAAACCTCGGATTGAGATGATGCCTGACCGCTTTGCGGTAGCCGTCCAGTGTGGCTGGACTCATGTTTTTCTTTTCAACTGCCTTGACGCAATCAGCAAGGTACGCATCGAGCGCGTCACCGATTGTGGTCAGGCCGGTTGCAAGGCCGAATAGTTTTGCCTTCGGTGAATTGGGAAAGTAATCGGAATAGACAAAGATGCCCTTGACGATCTTGTTCCGAATCTCCGCCAGCAAGTCAGAGGCGTATCGCAAATTTGCGCTAGTAGAGGGCAGCGCAACTGTCTCTCTACATCGCACGCCCTTGTACATGAATTGGACTTGTAAGGTCTCAATGCTTCGATGCTTGCGTATGCTTACGCCACGCTCGCCTTTCTTCCCTGCTCTACCCATTTTTCAACAGCCTCGAGATTGACCCATAGGTTTCCATCATCGGCGATCTTGGTCTGCACGCCATCGACAAAGTGACCAGCTCTGCGCTTGGCATGTACAGAGTCGGCCGTCTCGCCTGACAGCTCGCAGTATCGTTTTAGCTTTACCCATTTCATAGTTGTTCCTTTCGTTGTTTATCTTTCGTGTGGCATGTCTCGCATATCCAGCGACGATTTAAGCCTTTGTTGTACACAACCCAATGACCGCCGGGCAGCGTTACTCGTTGCCTACAGTTCGTGCAGTACCGCAGTGTGTTCTGTCGATAGAACGTCGTTTGTTTTCCTATCGGCATCGCTTACCATTTCGCATTGGAGTCATTGTTGTTTTCGTTCCATCGATACACAGCAAGCGCAACAATACCGAGAAAGATTGCAACGCCAATCAATGCAGCGCCAATGAATGTAAGTACGGCGCTCATAGCTTCGCCTTTCTTGCGGAGAGTTGCCTACATTCATTGCGTGCGTTCGTAGGTATATCGGGAGAGATTTCCGCAATCCGACAATCGACGCGTTGCTTCTTGCCGCCAGCGCAATTAGCCATTTGCTGAAACATTAGCGCCAACAAAAACACCGCCGCCACAAACAGCACAGCTAGACTTATCTCGGTGATCGTGTCCTCTATCATCTTTTCTCCTTATGAAATTTCATCATGTCCGCTTTCAATTGATTGGTTGCTTTCTCTCCGCGAGCTTTAAGCACTTTCTCCAAATACTCACGTCGTTCGTGCAACGTTCGTATTCGGAGAACATGCTTTGCTTCACACTCGCGTCGCCATTCTTCCGAGTAGGTATCAACAGATGATTTCGCATCCAAGCTCTGAGGTTGCATGTACTTCCACTTTCATCATGTAATTGCCGAACTCCTCGACAGAGAGCGACGTGCTAGACATACCAACCAATTGACCGTCCGGCAAGTCAACGCAGCCAATGAGTTTGCGCTTGTAGAACTCATGCCAAGAGTCAGCACTGTATTGCTTGCCATCGACGTATGCGGTGTCTGCTATTTCATTCAAGATTGCCCAATACCGCTTGTTCTGCTCGATAGAACGCTTCGACTTGTACTCGGTAACGGTTACTGCTAATGGCTTACCTGCGTTCGCCATCCCTTGCCAATTGGATTTGAGGAACGCCCACAAATTGCGAGCGTGTCCATCATCGCGCAGGACAAATACGCGCTGCATCGTTAGAACGGAATATCGTCGTTCATGTCATCGTGCGAACGCTGCGCTCGAGCGCCGCCTTGAGCTGCATCACCGCTTTGCTTGCCGTCACGCAGAATCTTGAACTCACGTCCTTGAATGTCGGTGCTGTAACGCTCAACGCCTTCCTTGTCTGTCCACTTGCGCGTGGTCAGTTTGCCGGACACATAAATCAACGTAGCTTTCTTCACATACTGCTCGATAATTTCTGCTGGCTTGCCGAAGAAAGTAATCTTGTGCCACTCGGTTGATTCTTTCTGTTCGCCGGTTGCTTTATCTTTCCATTTCTCAGTCGTCGCTACACTGAAATTGGCGATTGCGTCGCCGCTTGCGGTGTATCTCATCTCAGGGTCTTTGCCTAAGTAGCCGATGATCTGCGCTTGATTCAACATGGTGTTTCCTTTCGATACGTTGTTGTTGTAAAAGGTATGTACTGCTTGCTGGTATTCGACCAACACGACTGAGGATTGGAGCCAGTGGTTCCCGCCAGTGACATGTACTTACTTAAAAAACCCAATCCTCATGCGTGTTGATGCTGGCTTGTTAGTCACCGCGCCAGCGACGGCAGCATTATTTCTTGATGTGTGCAGGACGCGGCCACATACCACGCACTTCGCGTTGTGCGCCAAGCAACGTAAGCTCCGATGCAGAGTAGGTATCAAAGTGATGAGACCCATAGCCCGGCCGCACATAGACAGGCTCGATGTAATGCGGCACATAGGTAATTCCGCGCAAGACAAAACAAGTGACCATCTCTGGTTCTACGCGTTTCTCCGTTAGTGGTTGTGCTTTGGTTGCCATATTTCTCCCTTGTTGATCTTGCTGGCTACCGTCACCCGCGCCAGCGGCAGTTATAAGGATTGTCCTCGGACGGTTCGTGGAATTGCTATTTGATGTCGACGCGTTGCTTTCGCTCCAATCGGCAACCTTCAACGATTACTCCCATCTTCATATCTTCTTTGAGCGCCGCCTTGTCCAGTACCTTTTGCGGTGGCGGTGGCTCGATGTAGTACGAATCAGGAATGACGGCATCCGGCTCGATGACTAGCGACTCGGGATTGTTCTTCACTGATACCTTGAAGAACGGACACTCGATTTTGCTAATGCCGGTTCGCTGCATGTTTTCCAGCATGTATTTGCGGATACGCTCGGAGCGATTCTCGAGCGCCTTGCGTCGTTCGTACATTTGTTTTTCAGCAGCCTTGATCGCTTCAACGCTTGCCTCGACGTTACGAACAAACATCGCAACGTTCGTCACCTTTTCCTCGAGTGCGCCCGCCATGCCTTCGAGTGTGTCGGCAATGGTTTGCTCATCAAGGTCTAGGTCTTGCAATCGCTGCATGTCTTGCATGTACTGGTCAGCGATTTGATACAGAGTAAGGTTGTTCATGATTTATCCAATAAAGAATCTCGCCGTCTTGATTGCCATGCCAACCCAAAATCCAACGGCAGCGGCAGTCAATGCGAAAACAAACATGATTACAAAAACAGCGCTCATGCCTAGCAGTATTTCCTTCGGCTTAATGTTCAATTGCGTCTCCTTCGTGTTGTTCTATGGGTGGTGGTGTGAGCTGCGATTGTGCTTGCGCGACAATCTTCGGAATCAGGTTTGCTACTTGGTCATACGGAAGCTTGCCGATTGCGGCCAGTACGGTGTTCACTTCGTTTACGTCGAGCGCTATGTGTACGGTTTGCTGATTCATTCTTGATTCTCCAATTGAGGGTTTGCTGCGGTTGAAATTATTTGTGCCGTCATGAGCTTTGCTGTCTCTTGCGCAGCCTCTACTAGTTGCGACGCTAATATCTTGAGAACTTTGTCTGACGTGTCAGGCGATAGGTTGATTTGCACCTTGCCCTTGTTGCCAGCGAATATTGCGCGGCCGGTGTAGCGACCCTTGTTATCGCCCCACTGATCTAATGAGAGGTCTAACGATTCCAAAATCATGCTGCCTCCTCGGCTGGCTGCGACAGAGCGGCTTTACGCAGCTCGTACACCTTGGTAAACGTATCGAGCGACGGTTGGTCATTGACTGCTTGAGCTGCGCGATAGGCTTTCTTGAACGCTTCTTTAAGCGACTCAAGATCAACCTGCTCCTCAATGGCGCATTTGAAGTCAGCAAACGCACGATCAGGCAACGCGCCAATAGGCTTCTCTTTTGGCTTGACGTTTTCGTGTGTGGTGCTGTCCGCGTCGTTGTCACCCTCGGTAGGAATGGCAAACGCTTGCATACAGGCGTACTTGTACGCAGCAGACATCGCCTTGTTGGTTGCCTTGTCGGCGGAATCCATTGCTTCACCGTAGGTGCGAATGGTGTGCTTGCTGCCATCCTCGGCGCAGACCAAATCAAATTCGGCCTCGACGGTGACGTAGAACAACGTGCTGCCTTTAGCGGTCACGCGTTCATCGCAGATGCGAGACAACATGCGAGGCAAAATGCACAAGCCACTCTCCGCTAGTAATGGCGCGAGTGCGTTGTACACATCATCAATGCCTCGGAAGTTGTAGCCTTGTTGTTGGTTCTTACGGCTCTTGCTGATGCCGTCGTGCGACAGCGCAGCCTGAACCTTGTTAATCGCTGCATAGACTTTCATGCTCTCTCCTTGGTGGTGTATCAAATGGGAAGTGCTACCTTTTTAGGATACTGCTGACCCGCAATCAATGCAAGCACTTTTTGGTAGTTTTTTAAAGTGTTAGCCCGCCTTTGGTTGGCAATCGGTAATTGAAACCCATACGCCCGCGTTGGTTGCATACCGCTTGCTCGCCTTGAGAATGACAATCTGCGAGTCGTCCTTGTACGCAGTGCCATTCATGGCATCCTCAATTGCCTTGACGATGTTGCTTGTGTCGGGCTTCGATGTAGGAAGAATCCCGCCATTGATTGCGAATTGTTTTTTCTTCGCTGACCAGCTCGCCGGTACTGGCAGCAAAATCATGAGCCGTCATCCACTTGACGTACATCTCGTAGTCGGCGGTCTTGCTTGGCGTGTAGCTACGAATCTTTCCGCCTTGTCGCACTACACGCGCTCTTGCTTTGGGTACTGGTGTGCCAGCGATGAAGAACTCGATCATGCCAAGCCTCGCCAGCGGTCGTTCGGCTCTTGTGCGATGAGTGCGCCGTAGAAGTCAGTGCCTTCCGCGACGCTAAACCACACACCATCCCAATGAGCCATGAACAACGAAGCTTCATCGCCGTCAAAAATGTATTCGTAGAGGCCGATATGCACTGGCGGTTGCCAGTTAGGGTCAAACCATTGTGTTCGTTGTGTCATTCCTGCCCCCTTGCTCGGCTGTAATACCCAAGCATCCAAACAATTAAAAGCAAAGCACCCATGTTGAACGCAGCCAAATAGCTGCCTGTTTCACCAAGCCTTGCCGTCATCATGTACAAACAAGCGATTAAGCTGACAGCTTTAAACCAGTTTGCTGTCATAGCACCTCCCACAGCGAAACAGGATTGCAATGCACCTTCGGGTCGGTTGCGGTCGTCCATCCGATCTTGCGAATCAATCCTTCCTTCGCAGCTCGACGCATGATTGCGCCCCATGCGCGGCCATCGGGCGGAGCGGATAGGCCGTCCTTTTCCGCCCACTGACGGACTTGCTCGCTAGTGATGTGGTCGCGTGTCAGGCTGAACGCTCGTACTGCATCAAGCGCTTGCTCAGACCATTGCGGCGCTACACGATCAGCGTGATCGACGGCGCGTCTCATTCCATCGTCGCGCAGGACTTCTGCTATTTTTTTGGTAGTGTTCATGGACGTGCTAAACAGGTCGGGTTGCATTGGCGGCTCCTATCATCTGATTGATTTTCGTTACTTGTGAGGGATTCGATTCAAGCAGTGGATGAGCCGTGATGCCTATTGCCCGCAACGCATTAGGGATGCGTTCTGGCGCAAGAAACTTGACGGCGTGATCTACTGCAATGCGATTCTTTCGAGTCGCGTCGATCAGTGCAGCTTCGCGCTGGTGCTGATCGCTGCCAATACTCATGAACCATTTGGTCGGTCGCTTCTGCTCTCGAGCAAGGCTCACTAGCTTGGTGTAACACTCCTTGAAGGCCATTCGCGCTGCAATGTGATCGCCTTCTTGCATCAAAGGCAAAGCGACACCCATTGCTTCGCTCATCTCATCGGTCAAGGCTGCGCTACCGTATTCATCCTTTGGCAGCATTGCCCATGCTTCCTCGGCTTGCGGCCTTCCATCGTCCAGCCGAGACATGATGTTGCCAAGGGTGACGCGAACGCCGTCGTAACGAATCCGCTTCAATGCACCCATGACGTGATCGGGATTGAATCCATCCAAGTCATCGGCAAGCATCCTTGCGCCGTTCTCAGACAATTCGCTGCCGGTCAATTCGATGGTGACGGCCAATGCTTTCAAGACTTCGACGTTGACTACCATCTCGCCTCCCCATGCGACTCTGGTGTCGGTAGAACGCGCTGTTGCTTTGGCTGCACTACAAGCTTCCAGCCGTCCTGCAAAAATTTCTTTGCTTCATCGCGGTAGTTGAATTTGCGGAACAGTTTTCCGTCGTCGTCGTATACCCAAAATCTCATCATATTCGCTCCCCTTGTTCGGCAATCAGCTTATGAAAAATGTCTCCGGTGTTTTGCGTCTTGTCGGCTTGCCTTGCTTGCGACAACGTGATCTTGTTGCCGGTCGCCCATTCGGTGCGCAGCTTCTCCGCGTCGGCCACAAGCAAAGTCAAGGCATGACCTTTCATGACGTAGAACTGGCCGGAGTGCTGAACGTAGAACGCCGCAACATTGGGCGCATCGATACC